AATCGGGACGCCGTCTTCTTTCAGGATTGCCACACTCGGCGGGTTTTTCTGGATCCCGAAGGAAAAGAGCAATGTCTTGAACTTCGTTTTCCCCGTCTGTCGCATAGCGCTCTCGAGAGCCTCTTTAATGCGCCCCTTATTGCCGGTCACAGCGCTCTTCCTCGCCTGCAAGCGCTTTATTTCCGCATCCAGTCCATCCTCATCAGTCTCAAGCATCCGGATAACCTTGGCGTATCCGTCGGCCTTGTCCTCGAAGTCAGCCTCAATAGCCTCCATCGTGTCGCGAATCGCCTCGGGGTCTACATCCGGATCACTGGCCATCTCTCTTAAGCGTTCGAAATCCTCTGTAATCTCGTAGAGTTTCACTCCTCTCCCTCCTTTCCTTTAAGCTCGGAAAGGATACTCAGTGCTTCCCCGGAGTCCTCCCAACCGGTTATCGCCCGGATGTCGCTTACAGACACTGTGGAGTACCCTATATCTTTGCAGTGACGCGCCTGCGACACCTGCTCTCGGCAGCAGAGTCTCCAAATTGCGTCAAGCTGGGTCTCGCTCTCCACCGCGCGTACTGTCAACTCCTGAACCAGTTTCAAAATGTCCATATCCATGATGTACCCTCCTTCTTTCCCTCTCACATCCAGTAGCCGACCGCAAACGCAAGTCCGCTGATTGCCAGCAGCGCCACATACAGCGCGCCAATTCTAAGGCTCCGCTCCCGCTCAAGCGCTCTCCGCAAATTGACAACCTTGGTTGTCGCCCGATCGCTCTCTGCCTCAAGCCTCCGAACCGTCTGGCGCAGTGCCTCCACCTCGCAACGCAGGCTCTCCTCGTTTCTCTCGCGCATAACGCGAATAAAACCCTCGCCAGCTCTGCTTACCTGCTCCTTCGCCTTCTCGACGCTCACAGCGTCACTCACCGTAATCTCTCTCATGGTCTGATAACCTCTCCTCCGTACGCGAGCTCATAGTCTCGTATCTCTCTCATGTCCAAATGTCTGTCATACAGCGCCCAGCCCCACGCCCGAACCATGCCGCCCAAACAGCCATCCTATTTTTCGTCGTAGGTCTCGGTTTTAACGAGACCCCAACTCGGTATTGCGCCGGGCCCCGGTGGCCTTTCCATCGTGTAGTATTTGTACAAAACCACCTTTACACCCCCTCTGTAATCTCCCGTCCGTCACGCAGAGAGCCAGCGGAGCAATTTATCTGCCGTCAGGCTCAGGTTCGTACACGCATCCTGCGCACCCTCGATGTATCCGGCAGCGCATTTGTGGGCGTCTCCCGCGCCGCCGGTAAGCATCAGCTCCTTCACCTCTCTCAGACCATCCTCTGCAGCCAAAAGGTTTGCCATGACATCATGTATCTCATCAAGCGCCGAGTCGATGTACCTAAGAACCTCCTGTTTTGTAGCCATAAAGACCTCTCTTTCTTCCGATTAACGCACTCGACCTCGGTATTGACGTGGTCAATCGCGCTCTTGAGGTCTCTGATTGCCAGCCTGTTCTCCCAGTACTCCTGACAGCCATGGCTCTCAAACTCAACCCCCTCAAGCCGTCGCGTAGCATCGGTAATCAGCGCCGCGGCCTCCAGCAATCTTGATGATGTCGCCTGTTTTACTCCCACAACACTCCTCCCCGTCTACCTAAATTTCAACGCCCTCAATCGCTGCCATGCGATCCGCGTTGATTACGTACTTCCATGAGCGCTCAGTGGTTTTGATTCCATACCCCCAAGGGAAAACCCCTTGCCGAAGTCCTTTGCTGAGCACCACTCTGTCAATGCCAAGCACTGCCGCCGCTTCCTTGACGCTTAGCTGTCGTATGGATCCACGACGCCGCGGCGTGCAAGGAACCGCTTCCGCCGCTTCCTCTTCCGGTCTCAGAAAGTAGTCCTCCTGAAGCCCGAGCGCTCTCGCCATTTCTCGCTGAGCTACCTCAGAGGGAACCTGATCTCCGGAAAGGTACTGACTTATCGAGGCCTTGCTCCGCCCCGTAAGCCCGGCAACCTGTGCTTGTTTCAGCCCAAGGGTTTGCATTGCCTCCTTGAACCTTTTCTCGAACAACCCTCGGTTTTTCACGATTTCCTCCTTCCCTTACTCTCACAGCCCGTCGGCTTTAAAATCCATAACGGCGCCCTTTAAGTGCACTAGCGCCCCATCGAGATGATAGGTTCCAACATAGTATCCGTGGGTGCCCGGTAACTCCCGACTGACTGCATCCTCATAAATCGCCCGAACGCAATCCTCTATAATCTCCAGCTGCTCTGATAAAGGTCTCTTCGCCACATCAATCCTCCGCTTTTGTGGCGCGGTACTCACGGAGATCTTCCTTCATCATCTCCAGCTCTGCGCGCGCCTCTTCCAGACTGCCCGCTATCAGCTCCGTGACATCGCCGTCATCCTCGAGTGTCTCTGCGGCTTGCCGTATAGAACTGACCGTGTCCATCGCCGTGCGAGTCATGTCAATCAGTAACAAAACGCTTTCCCTTCTCATGCCTCTCCCTCCTCTTTCGCGCCGCGCTTTTTTCTAAAGTGCGCGTCGAAATTCCCGCACTCTCTCCTTGCTTGCCGGACACAGGTAGCAACCTTGAAAATGTAAAACATCTTGATGCCGTCATCCTCTGCGTCTGCGAGCTCTGCGCGCTTGAGCGCCGCGGCCGCTATCTCGTGGCAGGAGTCAATCTTGTGCCGCAACCACTCAAGGTGGCTGACATCCGCCCGCACCTCTGCTAAAAATTCCTTCCTCATGCCTCTTTCTCCTTGTCCACGCCCGCGTATTCGCACATCTCGCAAACCGCATCCCAAAAATCCTTGCAGGTATATGCTGCCTCCCCGACGCACTCCGCGACTTGATACGAATGCCGCTCCGCGTCCTCGTCGCACGCACAGCCCTCGATACGGCTCATGGAGCTATGCGCTCGATCCCGCAACTCGCTGATCCGCCTTGCGAGTTCGTCCAGCATGTCGACGCTGTTCTCGGCGAGCTCATAAAGCAAATTCATGCAACCTCCTCCTAACCGACCCTATGTTCGTTGTGTTAAGCCCCTCACCTCCATATACTTACCTGTGTAAACGTTGCCGCGTTTGCGCAGATAATGTAGAAAGGGGGTGATACTTTGGTAAAGTGGGGCGAAATAAAGCATATGCGTTGGGGCGATTTAAAATCCCTCAAATGGAGAGACCTAACCCTCTCCTATGAGGAGCTGTTGAAACACCCCGACCTTGCACTGCCGGAGTCGGAAAACAAAAAACTTCACGAACTTTGCTTGGAACTGGAAAAGAGATTTCCAACCCACAAGCAGGCCTTTGACATTCCGGAAATGACGACGGTCTCAAATCTTGTAAGCGTTGCCAACGATGCCTTGACGCTCGGAGAAATGCTTCCTCCGGCTCTCAACATCGCCATCCGCAGCCTTTTTGCCGCAATGGACGTCATTGCCAAAAGTTCTCGTTGATGGATGTACGCCAACGCACCTGCACTCGCTGCGCTTAACAGCAGCGACAACCTGATTACCTTCCAGCAGTCATCGACCATGTCCTCAACAACAAGGTCTGCCGGAAGATAGTCCTGATACACGCCTCTCTGGAGGAAGCGCTTACGCTTCGCTCGGAGGGGCTTTTTCCTTTCAATTCTCATCTTTTACCTCCAGTCACATTCACCCTTTTGTAGATATATTATCAACATCAGGGGCAAAAAAAATTGCATCCCTTTCGGCATTTGTAAGGCGAAGTACCTTTTTCAACGCCATAATCTCTGAAGCCTTGAACTCGGTTTCATTGGTTATTTTCTTCAAAAAACCAGCATATGTAAGGCCGCAAGCGGCTGCAACATGTAGTAGTTTGTAACCAGACTCACGCACCTTTTCCTTCAGCTTTTCAGAATCAACCATGCGCTCCCCTCCTTTCTTGTTTCTTAATCATCAACAAGACCAATGATACCGCCTTGTTTACGTTTCGTCAACATCTTTTTTTGAAAATGTTGATAATTTTTCACATTTGCCGTATGATGTGCTTACCATCACATAGAAAGTGAGGATCCAGTATGACAACTACTGATATCGCACTCGGCCGTCGTATCCGAGCCCTTCGAGAAGGCCTTGGAATGTCGCAGGACGAACTTGCGCAAAAGACGGGCTACAAGTCTAGATCATCGGTCAATAAAGTGGAAATGGGCGTGCAAGGCCTCACCCAATCAAAAATTGTACGCTTCGCCGAGGCGCTCCACACAACACCGGGCGCACTTTTGGACAAACTCCCATCCCCTGGAAGCGTCCTCGTTACAGACGGTTCTGGTGATTCAGACACGCATAGCGATACTACTATCCCCAACCACCCAAACATTTTCCCGTTACAGCGAAAGCGCGTCCCGCTCCTCGGCCAAATAGCCTGCGGCGAGCCGATTTTCTGCAATGAGGACAGAGAATGCTATGTTGAGGCAGGCACGGATGTCCGGGCGGATTTTTGTCTCAAGGCGCGTGGGGACAGCATGACCGGCGCAAGAATCATGGATGGGGACGTGGTTTTTATCCAGAAGGATGTGCCGCTCGAAGCCGGCCAGATCTATGCAGTCGCAATCGATGATGAGGCGACGCTGAAGCGTGTTTACTATGACGATGCCGCGCAGGTGTTACAGCTCTTGGCCGAGAACCCCAAGTATCCGCCGATGATCTACTCCGGCGAAAAGCTAGATCATGTCCACATCCTCGGTCGCGCCATCGCTTTTCAGAGTGACGTAATATGAGCGACTCACAACAATGTGAGATGGGCACGCGCATCCGGACAAAACGCATTGCCATCGGTCTCACACAGGAAGAACTCGCCAAAAAACTTGGACTTCAAAAGTCTGCTATCGCAAAATATGAGTGCGGGCGGGTTGTGAACATAAAGCGGTCCACATTGTTTCGAATGGCTGATATTTTAGGTTGTTCCCCCTCCTTTTTGGCTGGTTGGAACTCGGAGTCACTCTCTGATACCAACCCAACTCAAGAAAACATCGTCACCTCGGAAGGCGCAAACCTTTTTCGAGCGCGCTTTGAGCAGGCGCTTTCAATGAGCGGAATTAAAGCTAGCGATCTCGCAAAAATGACAGGCGTTTCGCAAGCGACGCTAAGCCAATATCGAAGCGGATACTCCGCACCGAGGAAACATAGGTTACTTGCTCTGGCGCAGGCATTAGGCGTCTCAGCTGCGTGGCTTGCCGGACTTGAACAGTCTTCGGACGGAATAGAATGCGACACCTTCGCCGCTCGCTACGGTGAAGACGCGCTGGAGGCTGTCGAGCTTTTCGTACGGTTAGATGCAGTGGACCGTGTGAAAATCACAACCCGGATGGAGGTTATGCTAGAAGATGAGAAATACGCAACAAGGGTCTCAGAAAGTCGGTAACCCTCCCAGCACACGCGGGGGTAATCTTCGGGTGGGAATACTGCCCGTTCCCACCCAATTAGTTTTCCCCACACGCGCGGGGGTAATCCCCAGCCGATGTTCCCGACAAATATATCGGGAAGTTTCCCCCGCACACGTGGGGGATTCTAAACCGAAAATACGTGTAAATACTTATCATTTCCTCTTTACATACGTGTTAATACGTGTTATAATCGTATTATCAAATGAGGGAGGGAAGAAATGAAAACATCAGAGCTGAAACGAAAGCTGCGAAAAGCCGGATGCTATCTGAGTGAGGAAGGCACGCGACACGAAGAGTGGTACAGCCCGATAACGGGTAAATACTTCCAAGTGCCAAGGCACGACTCACAGGAAGTAAGAACCGGAACCTGCAACAAGATTCTGAAAGATGCGGGGCTGAAATAAGCCCCGGTTCTTTCACTTCTTCTCTCCCCTTCGAAAACCTACAGAAAAAGGAGGCACTATATGTCTAAATACGCATATCCCGCGATTTTCACGCCAGAAGCAGAGGGTGGGTATTCCGTTGACTTTCCGGATTTACAGGGTTGCTACACCTGCGGCGACACCTTGGCAGAGGCTCTCTATATGGCCGAGGATGTTCTTGCGTTCTCTATCTACTGCCAAGAAAAAAGAGGCGAGAGCATTGCCGCCCCGTCTGAGTCTCTGACCGCTCCCGCCGGTTCTTTCGTGAACTGGATTGCGTGCGACACAACCGCGTACTATCGCCGGAACAATCAACGCGCCATCAAGAAAACGCTCACCATTCCGGAGTGGCTCAACGATGAGGCAAGCGCAAAAGGGATGAATTTCTCTCAGGTGCTTCAAGAGGCGCTGAAGGAGCGGCTCGGAATAGAGGCATAAGAACACAAAAAAGCGCCCGCAATTGCAGTTGCGAGCGCCAATTCCGAACCGAGGATGCGATTCGGCCACACACCGAAATTTTATCACGACATCCCCGGTTCCGCAAGAACGGAGGATGCTCAAATGAGAAGGAACCCTAACCGATACGGCAGTATCACGCGCCTTTCCGGAAACCGCTCTCGCCCGTGGATGGTAAGGGTAACGGTATACGATGAGGAGGGTTTTGGGCGACAAGTTCCTATAGACTATGCAAAAACCGAGGAGGAGGCCCGGATCATCCTCGCGCAGTACAACGATAACCCTTGGTCAATAGACCGGAATCGCGTGATGCTCGCCGACCTATACCAACGTTGGCTTGATGTAAAAGCGCCGAAACTGAGCCCCGCAAACCAGCACAGTCTTAAATCCGCCTATCGCCACCTCTCCAAATACTACGGGGCGAAATATCGCACTCTGCGTGCCTATCACATGCAGGACTGTATAGACAACTGCGGTCTTAGCTATAGCACACAAGCCGCAATCAAAGCGCTTTGGGGGCATCTGGACGCCTTTGCTTTTGAGTGCGACATCATAGTAAAAATGTACTCACAACTCACCACGTCATCCCCAACCCCCGACACAACGCGCACCCCATTCACGCTGGACCAGGTGCAGTCACTCTGGAAAATCAAGGGCGACCCGTGGGTAGACACGGTTTTGATTTTCATCTATACGGGCTTTCGCATCACCGAGCTCTTAACAATGCAAACCGACCAGGTCGACCTCCAGAACATGACCTTTCGTGGAGGGATTAAAACAGCCGCCGGAAAGGGGCGAATCGTTCCGATACACCCCAAGATATTTCCGTTTGTGCAGGCGTGGGTAGAAAAAGGAAAGCCCTATTTGTTCACTTTCAACGGGAAAAAGCTGTCATCAAACCGGTACTACAAATGCTGGGGCGAGGTCATGGATAAAATCAACGCGAAAAAGACTCCGCATGAGGCGCGCCATACTTTCGAAACCCTGCTCGATAATGCCGGCGGAAACAGAAAGTGCATAGACCTGCTAATGGGGCATAAATCCAGCGACATCGGAAACCGCACTTACAACCACAAAACGTTGGAGCAGCTCAGAGAGACGATACTGCTGTTGCCATAGCCAACGCATTGGAGCGGTCAATAATTTTCGTACCCGAATAGCTGAACTAGTAACAAAATAGTAGCAAGAAAACGGAAAAACCATTATGTTTAGCCGTTTCCTACCACTTTAAAATTTGTTCTAGCACAAACAACTATATATTAGCAAGCCGCCAAACCCACATAAATGCTAGCGTGTTCAGCGGTTAGGTTTCTATAAATTTGCGCATATTTGCCATATCTAGTAACAAAGTAGTAACAAGCACATCAGATCAACTTGTTGGATTTTGAGCAAAAAAATAGCGGGCACCCCTTAGGATACCCGCCATAAAAACTTGAGTTAAATCGCAACCTCTGCTCCCGCCGGGAGCTGCTCTGTATCCCGCGTGCTGTCCCAGCGGCCCTCGCTATCTACATAGTAGTAGTACGACGCACCGCCGACCGAGGGCTGCGTACCGCGCACATATGCGTCTTTCGCCATGAGGCCGGTCTTCGTGAGGTAGTACTGCGCACCCTGATACTCAAGCCACTGTCCGGAGAGCATACCGCCATCTCCGGCGAGGTAGTACCAGCCCGCTGCATCCTGAAACCACGTGTCGCGGATTAAATACCCTGCGTTGTCAAAGGCGTACCAGCGGCCGCCGATGTATTTCCACCGGCCTGCGACAAGCACACCGTTTTCGTCGACGTACTGCCACGCGCTACCCCTCTGCTGCCAGCCCGTGTGGGCGTTTTCCCTATGCTTCGCGCAAGCGGTGTAGGCGCACCAGCTCACGTACTCCGCGCACCAGTAGACCCCGTTCATGCCGTACCATGCACCATATTTCGTGTAGTTTGCGTCGCCCGGGTTGCCGGTCTTGCTCTCCAGCTGAGCGGCGTTTGCTTTTTCGACGTAGCCGACCTCTCCGAGTGCGACCGCGATAAGCTCCTCCGCCGTGCAGGTGTCTGCGCCATAGCGCGGGCGACCAAAACCGTCGATGAGGTGGCCGTTTCCGACCTCAGAGGGCGAAAAAACGTAGGTTTTAAGCGCCACACACCCGCCATCTCTCGAAAAATACTTCCCGGGAGCGGTGTTCCCCTCTGCGGCCGTCATCCGGATTCTGCCGAACGGAAGCTTCTCAACATTGACTACGGCCCCCACATGCGCGACGCGTTGCTTTTTCACGCTGTAGTAGTAAACCCAGTCTCCGGGGAGCGGGTCCTTGTAGTACCGCCCCGCGCGGACGAAATTGGCCTTGCCGTCCACGGTAAAAGAGGTGTACCCGCCACACAGCAATTTCTGTCCCGCCTGATAAGAATTCATATTTTTTTCCTTTCTTGCACAAAAAAGAGAGCGGGAAAACCCGCTCTCGAGTTACATCTTTTTTGTTTTTATATCGGCCACTCATCCTTGTGTGCATCGTGCCAGCGGATCTCCCACAGGTCGCCGAGCGCCAGTAGCCGCTCCGTGTCGTAGAAAAGCGCGAAATCTTTCGCGTCGCGCCCGAGCGTCTCGGCGATCGCATCGAAGTATGCTCTCATCCGATCGCGCACCATGTCCACGCGCCAGCCGCTCCGGTCCGGTAGTATCTGGTCGCGATAGCCTCTCGCATACAGCTCCACGGCGAGGACCACACGCTCCTCCCGCTCCTCGGAGATGTCGTGCTGCGCTCTGCGCCATGCCTCGAAGAGCTCTCGCGCCAGTAGCCGCAGCATCTCATAGGGATAGCCAGCCTCCGCCGCGCGTCCGTGTAGCTGTATCACCTCTACCAGCCGTCTCAGCCGGTCGGCATCCCCCTCAATGCACTCCCGCAGTAGCTCCGGCATCTCGCCGTAGGTGTCCACTATGTCCTTTTCCTCCAGGTAGTGCTCAATCTCTATCATACCGCTCCCCTTCTGTATGCGCTCCGCACACGCTTTTTTGATGAAACCGTTGACCGACTCCCCCGCAGCATCTGCAGCCGCTTTCAGGCCGTCGTAGTCCTCGTGCTGCATCTCCAGTGCCACGCGCCTCACCGCCCTTTTTTTATAGGCGGCGTTGGCGCGCTTTCTAGCATCACTCAGCATGTCATACCTCCCTCTCGATTCGTACCTATATAGTAGCAGATATATACATGTGTGTACATGTATGTTTTGCACAAATCTAGGTCTCTTTTCTTGTGAAATATTCCGGGCTTGCAAATACATGTGTGTGCATGTATCATATAACCATGAGGACGCCACAGGGGCGGCCAACACAAGGAGGAAAAGAAAATGACAAACGTTAGAGAGAGCGCACTTGCACTGTATGACGGCGGCTGGAGAGCAGAGGATGAGGCAGAGCTCAGAGTAGAGTACGACCTTACCGAGGACGAGGCAGCCGAGCTTGCGAGAGAGCTTGCAAGCATCGCAGAGTAAGCAACAGCAGGGCGGGGGCGAAAGCCCCCCTACCCCTTCACTATAAACCAGCATATAATCGAGAGATACCGCAGCAGCGGCACAGAGGAGGACACTATGGACGCGAGATATATCATGGATTACAGCGCTTTTGAGCTCATGTACGAGGGCATCAGACACACCACCGTCGAGAAGCACACCGAGGAGTGGCAGCTCACGACCGATCAGGTCGAGACACTGAAAGAGCGACTGCTCAAGGAAGAAAACGAGATCTACGAGTACTGGCTCAACAACCTTCCGCACTTCGCAGTCTTTGAGAGCGGCTCCCTTGACTACGACTGGGACGCAGACACCGACAACCGCCTTGGAGCGGATGCGCTGACCACCATCGCCCGCGACCTCATTGAGAGAGTGCACCACGCCGAGCGGATGCTCGCAGAGGGCGTTTTCCCGGCACTTGCTGACTACGCCGAGGAGCTCGAGATTGTCATCCGAGATTTTGATGAGTGCGCATACGACTACGACAAGGTCAAGCGCATCAACGGAGGCGCCGAGGACGCGGCTGAGGACTCTCTTTTCGTCGCAGGCTGGAGACCGTCGCTCTCGGAGGTAGGAGACCTCTTCGAGCAGTTTCCGGAGAGCTTCGACGAGCTTCACGACCTCATGGGCGGCCTCCGCTCCGAGTACATCGACTGGATGGAGGAGCGCATCGGTGAGATGGAGGACGCCATCGACGATCTCGACGAGGATGCAGACGACTACGACGAGCAGTGCGAGGCGCTCGCCGATGAGTGTGCCGCTGATATAGCAGACGATATGATCTGCGAGGCAGGTATGGGCGCGCCGAAGTACCTCTACGAGGTGGAGGACTACGAGAGAGCGCTCTCGACCGAGTACGGAGTCGACGTATACGGCAGAGTCCTCCGCATCCTGCGCGAGCAGGCAGGGGTTGCCGAGGCATAAAAAATAAGGGGAGAGGCGAAAGCCCCTCCCCACTTTACTTACTCTTCCGCTGTCTCCGGTGCGCTCGTGTCGCCCTTCTCCGTCTCCGGCGGCGCATAGCCTCTCCCACCGTCTGCCAGCCCCTCGCTGAGGGCATAGCCAATCATTGTGGCACCTGCCATGATGATAGCAGACACCTGCGTCGCCTGACTTTGATTTGCCCCGCAGTAGACCATTACCTCGAAGACGAAGGCCACCACTGCCGTCCAGAACTTTCTGCTTGTAAGCTTTCTTATTACACTATTCATTTTTGTTTCTCCTTTCAGTAGGTAAAATCGTGTTTCTCGAGGCGCTCACGGTACTGCGCCATGATAAAGTCCGAGGTGGTGCGAGTCACATGGTTCCGGAAATGCGGGTGCGCATCGCAGTAGGCGTCATAGGCATTTATATCCATGAGCGCCTGGTCGTAGGAGTCCTTGCTGTGCTTGATGCCGCGGCCAATCTCATCGCCAAAGCGCAGGATTCTCGCGCGCGCGTCTTCCGCGCGCATCTCTTCCCCGGACGCCTTCACTTCGTCGAGCTTGTCGGACAGCATCGTGAGGCGCTTGTCCAGCGCCTCCATATGCTCCCGCATGTCGCGGGTCATCTCGCTGCCGAGCGCCCGCGCAAGCGCCGACCACGGCTTTTTGCCATGTGGGGCGAGCTTTTCAGCGGCAGACAGTACGAGCACCGCCAGCCATCCGGCAGCGGTCACGATGGAGCCGAGGTCTGCCGCGCCCACGATGTCGTGCCACCACATCAGCCCTCCTCGCGCTCGTCCTTCGGGCGGGCATTGCTGTCGGTCGCAAGGTCGCCCCTGCCCATCTCATGGAGAGCGGCAGCCACGCCGTCCTTAAGGCACTTCGCGATGCGTGCAAAGACCATACGCCCCGCGATAATCTGCGCTGCCAGCATCCTGTGGATTTTTCTGATTTTGCTCTCGATCACTCCTCTTCATCTCCTTTCATCAGGTCGTTGACTGCCTCAAGCAGCTCCGCGAAGCGCTTTTCAAGCTCCGCATGGCTCTTTGCTACCACCTCGGCGCGGCGCTCATCGCTCCGCTCGATAGCTGCATCCAGCTGCGCCTGCCAGCTCGCGGGCGTAGCGGACAAGATTGGCACCGGCTCCTCGCCGCTCACGTCCACGGAGTCCACTCTCATGCCGTCCGCTACATCGAGTATCAGCGCCTCGACGTGCTCTACATCGACCTCACCGGCGATGGCGATGATGCTGCCAGTCCGGCCGTCAAAAATCACCGTTTCTCTCATGCTCCCCTTTCTGCTCATGCGATGAGCTCTACGCGCTCGATGCGCGCTAAAAAAGTGTTGCCCGCGCTTCTTGCGCGCAGGCTGCCGACGCTTAGATGCACCGCGATAAAAGCCTGCTCCGCGATGTCCGCCGTCGATATGGCTATCGTCTGCACGCCTTGCCGTCCGCTACTCTGCTGACGGATGGCGTTCAGCGGGCGGTTATGCGGAGAGCCGCCCGGGCGCACCAGATAGAGCCGTGTGCTCTGCCACCACTGGTCAGTGGAGTTGGGAGCGTCCGTCCGTATCGTGACACGCACCTCGCGGAAGGGAGCAAGCGCTACGCTCGGCGTCAGCGCCCAGCCCCACTCAAATTCATCCTTCCAGACGTTTTTCCACGGCATCAGCTGCGTTACGGTGTCTCGCGCCTGTAGCGGCACGCCGCCAAGCGTCCCAGTAGCCCATCCCGACAGGTGTACTCCGTCAAAATGGGCCCCGTCAAAAGGGACACACGATGCTGCGTAGTCTACCAGCGACCCCCAGACACCCAAAACATTCGTACCCGCGCGGATATTTTGCGGCAGGACGGTCGGTGCCGGCGCCCACGCCCACATGCAGGTCGGGTCTATCTGACTGCCGCCCGGCATACGCATGAAAACGCCGCGCCCTTTCGAGCCGTAGTCTCCGATGAAGGCTGTGTTTTCGTACGCATCCATAACCCTTTGTCCGCCTATGTCGCCGGATATCGGCCAGCGGTACATAGCCCCCGGCACTTTCAGCCCGTGCTCGCTCGTGAAAGTGCAGCCCTGCAGAACCTGCTGCGCGGTTGCATTGCCGAGCGCTCCGGAGTCCATACAGATATGCGGGTGGTTGTCCTCTCGCATATAGTAGGCGTTGTGGGCAGGCGCGTGCATCCAGAGCGTGTGAGCGTTGAGGTCGATGCCATACTCTGTAGTGAGGCTCCCGCGCGGATCGATGCCGCGCGGCCCCATGGTATTGAAGACCGGGATGCTCCCATCTACGCGGGTACCGTTGACCCACGCTGTTTTGCCCGACAGGATATCTCCCGTCCCAGCGTTTCCGGCAGTCTGATCAGCGAGAGGAGCGGCATTGACAACGCCGGTTCCATCGTGGTAGCCCCTCGCAATCTGGAGATTCTCTCCGGCGCGGAGGGTGCGTGACACCTGACCGTTGTTCGGCATAGTTCCCACGCCGACATCATCGTCTGTGTCCTCGCCAACAAACTTTTTCCCCGCCAGCACGTGGGCAGCGCGAGCGGTCAGATCATCCGACGAGACACCGCCGCCACCGCTTCCGGCGATAATGCAATCAGCCATTTATACCCCCTCTCCGAGTAGCACAATATCCACGGTCGGGCGCTTCATGCAGGATACGCGGATGCTGCCATTCTGTGTGATCACGCTTTTCAGCTGAACCCTTGCCACCTGTTTGGCACGCGCCTCCGTGCTCTCCTCGTTCAAAACGCCCCAGATCGGAGCGTAGTCAACCTTCATATCCGGAACGCTCACCGTCTGCGAGTACGGAAACGTTGACGTCCAAGCGGCTGCGGGTAGCGCGACGCGCCAGGTCTTATTTACACCAGCCAGAGCGTCGGCGTGTTTCTTGAGTTCAGCGTCCACGGTATCCAGCGTCTCGTGAAAATCGGTCTCGACATCGATAAAATCCGAGGGCTCAGGCTTTTTGAGCTTGTAGTTCTTTGTCAGTTTCATTCCTCTCCCTCCTGCCACTTCTGCGCACTAAAAACGCTCTTCCAGGTCTCTGTTTTCACATCATCCCATCGGAGCCTTGAGAACCGAGACCAGCGGTTATAGATGAGGACCACATCCAGGAGCATACCGGCGGGTATAATCTCTCCCACAACAGCCTCAATGTTTTCTTTGACGCGCTCCGCGGCCAAGCGCAGTTTGATTGCGACAATTCCTTTTTCGGGTTGCACAGTCAGTGTAAAATTGCCCTTTCCGCACATCGACTCGAGGATCTCTTCGAGTTTCCGCTCCGTATACGGCAAATCGCTGGTGTAGCTACCACGTAGCCGCTGCCTGCGGCTCTCCAGCGTGTCTGCGGGGGTGGGGAGGATTCCCAGAACCCCCTCGAGCCGAGAGAGTCCGTACTCATCGGCGGTCTCAATGAATGTGTTCTGAAAAACCCTGTCTATCGCAACCCAGAGAAGGACAAATTCGGGGTTCTCTGCATCCAGCGCGGCAGTGAGTTCCTTGAACTCCGTCATGAATGGCGGCAGGTAGGACACCAGATTTACATCTCTCACGCGCTCGCCCCCTTAAACACCGGCACTTCGTAGCGCCCGAGCGCCAGATTGTCCTCCACGCCATTGATTTTGGTCCCTCCGACGTCAACGACGCCCTTGACGCCAAGGATACGCGTCTCGATTTGGCTGATACGCACCACGATGTGCGTTGACTCTGCCCAGGTTTTCCGGAGCTCCAGTAGATACCCCTTCACCGCCTCATTGATGGAATTCTGCAGGTTGCTCCAGCCGTAGCCGGTGTCAAATGTAATGCTCGTTGTCACCGCAACCGCGACCTCGACAGCGCTCTTCACAGATACCACGTGTCCGATCGGCGCGAGACCATAGCCCTCGCCCGCATCTTTCGGCGGGTCGATTGCATTCTGGACTTTCTGGATCAGCGTATCGGACGCCGCGTTGTAGTCAGAGTTCAGGATTGTGAGGAGCACTGTGCCACTCGTGGTCAGTTTTTTCTCGCTTGCTGCCGCGTATACGCTTTTCAGCCATTTCGCAGACTCGCCGCTCATACTGCCGATAACGCCTTCATACCAGGACTTTGCGCCGGCGCTCGGAATCAGTTCCGCGGGGCGGATATCTCCGCCCCAAACGCCGGTCACCTTTGTGCTACCGACACCCGGAATGGCGTTGGTTTTCTCGAGATAGTCCTGCACATTCCCGCCAAAGGCCTTTTCGTTGAAAGAGCGGAAATATCTCTTCCTGAGCGCCTCGGTGTCCTCTTCATCCTCTCCGGGAACCAAAAGCTCCGTGAGCTCCGCGGTTTCAAGACCCTCGATATACTCAATCGGAATCATGGCCCCAAGGAGCTGATTTCCTCCGGTTCCGGGTGACTCGCACTGTACCTGATACTCTCCGTCCTTGATTTTGGAGAGGACCGTATAGTTCACAGCGCCGATGTTAAAACGCTTTCCCGTCACATCAATGGATGTCGGCGTAAACACGCCCTTTAGAAGCGCCTTCGTTGCCTCGTACGGTGTAATGCCGCGCTCTTTGCATCGGCGGATGAGGGGTTCTCTTGATGCGCTGTCGGCGTAGCTTTCAGCAATCAATGTGTTCAGCTCCACATATAGCCGCTGCAGCTCAAGGGCAGCAGGGGACTGCGCATCAAAAATCACGGATCCCTCTCGCTTGTCGAGTTTATCCGGAACCCTTGAGAGCATCCGCCCGAGGATTTCCTCATGTGTCACGTCATACATTAGACATCCACCCTCCTTTCAACCTCGATATCCCCAAAAATCGTATGTGCGGTAAATGCCACCGCCACTTCGCCCTTGGTTGAGGTGTCAAACTCGAAATCGTCAACGCTTTCGATGCGCTCATCCCATGTGAGCGCCTCTGTGATGCGCCGCTCCAACTCCGGACAAACATAGGTCATCGGCTCGCCGTAGAGGTCGAGCAACTCAACACCGTAATTCCATGAGTACATGGCATACTGGTAGCGCTCCGTGGACAGGATTTTATATATCGCCTGGCGCATCGCATCCTGTCCATCCGTATAGCCCTGCACAGTCCCGCTCTTTAGATGCATTTTGTAGGTGTGTGTGGGTTGTGTCGATATCTCGAAATCCTTTGCGAGGAATCCGGTAGATGATGGAATCATACGCGCCCCCTTTCTGTGCTATGCGCCTAATCTATCGAGCACAATGTACTTCTGCCCGCCCTGCTCTCTGAGGAGTAGTACCGAGTCCCCGGCTTGGAGCGGCCGCTCGGCAACCGCGCACCTCGTGAGCAGGAGTTGTGCCGCTCCGAGCGAGAGCTTCTGATCTACAAGGATGGATAGCGGCGCGGGAGCGGTCACCTTCCCGTAGCAAACCTGCACAGGCTTTGACGCTTCCACCGCATCCAGCGCGGCGCGCTTCAGCGTCCGCAAAAATTCGTTTGCATCAGGCAACAAACTCACCTCCCCGGAATGTCAAATCCATAAAATGCTGGTTTTCCTTGAAAGTGTGCTTCACTTTTTCGACCAGCATGAAATTCTTCAGATTGAGCCCCCAGAAATTGAGGCTCACAATAACCATGCTCCCCCCGCGGACCCGTATATCCCCAAATGCATTGGAGATTTTCAGGTTGCGGGTCTTTTTGTTATAGAGATGCAGCAAGGCCTCGGCTTTCGCCTGCCCGTTTTCACCTTTGGAGAGCGTGTCAAAATACTGCAAAACGCCCCATTCGTTGATGTGTGCTCCGTCCTGTGCGATATAGACCTCGCGCTTTCCTGTGTCATCGTTGTCGTAGGTGAGCTTGATTTTGTTGTACGTGTCGCTGTCGATGCTTGACGCGCACTCGAAACTCTCGCCGCTCGACTCATCAATCATGAGGTAGGTTCCCTGCCCGCCAACCTTCATTGATTCGAGGCTCTTTAGCGCGAGCTTCCCGAAATCATCATACAGAACATACATTTTCTGCGTGTTTTGTAGGGTTAGGTCGAGTGCGTTCCCAATCATGTCAAAAAGCGATGTATTGTCTTCGACCCGAGAGGCAATCTTAAAGCCCGGGTCCTCCAGGGCACCCACGCTTAGCCGGAAATCGTCCGCGATCATCTGGATCAGCTCCGCTGCGGTCTTATTCTCGTATACGTAGGTGTCTTTGTTGCTTAGATACCGCAGCTGGTCGTAGGCTGTTATGGTTACGAGGTTGTCCTTGCTCCATTTGCAGCTGAAAATAAAGCCAAAAAATACAGGAGCGCCATTCACCTTGAGGCGAACAGGCGCTCCTTCCTGTACCTTCAGAGCAGAGTCACCAAGGACCTTAAAGGTCAGCTTGCCGGGCGAGCCCCTGCGCTCCGTCTCCCACTCGATACCCTCTTCTACCGCCGGCAGATACGCCTTGGCGCCGGAGGCATCGGAAATCATGAGTTCTATGCTCATCCGCCGCCCTCCTTAATCAAAGGTCCCGTCATCCACCCATCCATAGACATTGGATGCCGAGTTTGTGTGGATTAAATGCCATGGATGCGCTTTGCCGGAGCCATTCGCCGCAGTAATACGCGCCTGACCGGCTTTTGCCGGATACCCCTTTGCTCCCGGATAGGAGCTGAAAAAGTGCGTCCCGCCGTGATAATTGACGATGTCGCCTTCTTTATAGCTTTTGCTCTCGGGTTTCGATTCCACCGGTCTGGTCGGCTGTACCTCCGCCTGCGGCTGCGCATCCGGTGGCGCGTCCGGAGCTGGCTGTTTCAGCGTTACGGTTTTGGTGCCATAGCTCCGGTACTGCTTGAGTTTGATTTTTACAATGAGGTCAAACCCCTCTTTGGCCTGCTCGGTGATTGTGTAATCCTCGAGCGAAACCTTCATGTTGGTGGAGAAAAACACCCCACCTCGGGGCTTTACGCGCGAAACGATGAACTGAAAGGGCCCCCTCCGCATCTTGAGCTTTTGGAAATACCCGAGATAGTAGGAGGCCTTCAGGAATTTCTTTTTATATTTCGCAAACGGATATTTTGTCTGAGGGATTCGGCACTCGAAGTCGATTTCCGTCAACTCCGGGCGCCGAAGGATATTGATTTGTCCCTCATCCATCAGGGTGAGCGTAGTGTTTCCACCATTGATTTTCACAGTCAGCTTGCTCGGGGTAATCGGCAACAGGCACTTTCCGAGATAGAAATCGTATCCGTTTTTGCTCATTACGCGTGCACCCCCTCCTCGATTATGTTCGCGGCCTCGTTGACTGCGTCCGTTAGCTTGGATACCACGCCATCCAAATCCATGGATCCTCTGATATGGTTGTTGTTCGTCTGCTCAATCGTAATTTCGGCAGTCGTAAAGCGGTTGATCGCTTCCTGCTCCGCGATGTCACGAAGGTATTTGAGGTCCTCCTCGGTGATGTCAAGCGCGTCCTTGATTGCCCCAGTATTTCCTGCAATGTCGTTTACGCCGCCACCGATTCCGCCAATCTGGTCTCCAAGGTCAGTTGCCCCCGCTCCCGGCAGGATTCCTCCCAGGTAGCTGGACGGGTCAAACTTCGCTGCTCCACCGAGTCCGCTGCCAAAATTGTATCCGGCGTCCCAAGCACCGCTGTACTCAAAGCGCTGGAGGTGATAGTCTTCTGCGCTGACCTTCGCCATGACCTCTTCGCCCCTGCCGTAGGTGGAGTCAACCCAGCCCTTTAGGTTGCCGCGCCATCCGGAAACGGCACCGGCAAGGTTGGAGCCAAACAGCGAATCGATAGCGCCCGCAAGCGCTTCGAGGAGCGAAAGAATCGTATCCGCGAGGTCAAAAAATAGTCTCGCGATTGATGCGACCGGGTCGTTGAAAACATTGGCGAAGAAATTTGCGAAAGCAGCAATGTAATTCCAGAGCGCAGCGAAAACATCCATTGTAAAATTTATCATTGCAACAAAGATGTTTCCAATAAACGCCCCCGCTACCGCAATCGCTCCGCTCACGATACCTAGGGCAGACAACGTTGTTCCGGCGAACTTGTTAACTGCCGCGATGGCAGCAAAAAACAGCGCTACAAGCGCCATTACAGCCAGCACAATCCACGTGATGGGGCAGGCGAGCAGAGCTGTGTTAAATCCCAGCTGAGCGGCCGTAGCGGCTGCCGTGGCACTCGCTTCCGTGCCTGTCGCCGCTGCATGTGCATACGATGCAAGCGCGAGAGCGGCTTTTATACCCGTGCCGACAATTTCAGCGGTCCGCACAAGCATCAAATAGCCGTAGTAAAGCGCAAGTGCCGCAGCAATGGAGTAAATAATCGGCGAAATGATAGGCCAGTTGTCTGATACCACTGAGAAAATGCTCATCAGCAGCTCAACGACCATCAAAAGCCCTTCGGCAATCGTCGCCGCTCCGGCTGCCACACCGCTCACAAACTGCTGAAACGACGCGCTGTTTGCGATGGCGTTAAGCTTGCTCAGCACAGGCTGAAACGCCATGAGCGCGGTGTTCCGGAGCGACGTAGCAATCTGTCCGAATGTTTTCGGCATTGCCTCAAATTTTGCGTTGGTTTCGTCCGCCGCCGCAAACATCGCTGCCTTTATGACGTCAGCGGTGATAACACCTTCCGCAGCCATTTCCTTGAGCTTGCCCTTGGGTACATCAAGATAGTTCGCGATGGTTTCAATGATGTTCGGCGCTTGCTCAAGGATTGAGTTATACTCCTCGCCGCGCAGAACCCCCGAGCCCATCGCCTGTGTCAGCTGTAGCATGGCAGCATCCATGCCGGAGGCAGACGTTCCAGCAATGGTGAATTGTTTGTTCACCTGCTCCATGAAGGCAACTATCTCTCCGGAACTCGCAAAAGCATCCCCCGCCATAGTGCCGAGTTTAGATACCGCGTCCGCCGTAGCCTGATAGGACCCTCGCGCCCGCTCCGCAGACTGATAAATCATGTTCTGCAGGTCATTTGTGGTCTGGAGCCCATCATTCATCATGCTGAGGCGAGCGGCTGTTGAGGTCAGTGTGTCGGACAGGTCAAGTGCCTTTCCAACCGTCTGAACCGTCGCATACGCCGCCACGGCTCCTTTGATGGTATTGGTTAGGTTGTCGGCGTTCGATGTACCCTCACTGATTGCCCGATTAAATCGCCCCTGCTCATCGACGTTGTCGCGGATATATCTCTCGGTATTTTCGACCGTATCAGAGAGTCTCTGATATGCATTGTTCGCCGTCCATACATCCATGTTGGACACCGCGCGATTCAGCACGCTCTGCTCATGTACGGCCTGATCCAGCTGTCCGCGCATCCGCTCCAGCTCATTATTTACAGCTTCTGAACCGATGTTCAGCGGGTTGCTCTCGATTTGCTGGATGCGCTGCTGGATGTTCTGCAAGCGTCCACTGAGACTCTCAATGTCAGCAACCGCGGCGTCCGGTAATATTCCTGTTCTTGCCGCGGTAGCAGCAATCTCTCGCTGTTTTGCATTCAAGGTGTTCAACATGGCATTTGCACTCTGCGCTTCCTGCTCAAAGCGTGCAACGCCTGTGCCGTTGAACATCTCAATCCCGCCTCCGGACTGCCACTGTGGGACGGTGGTTCCCTGTAGTGCCGAATCCAACTCCTGTGCGGCGGCAGTGGCCTGATTGAGGGAGTTCCGAGCGGTATCGATTGAGGAAGTGTCAACCGCCGCTCCCATCGTCTGATACAGGTTGTCCATGGCAGCGACTCCGGACCCAACAGAGCCGATAATCCGATCCAGAACGCCTGTGAAATTGTCCTGTAGCTCAATCGCTGTTCTTATAGTCGCCATGCGTCACCTGCCTTTCTTTTTGGCTTTTCGCTTTGCTTCCTTCTCTCGGTCACGGTCGTTCTTGACCTTTACCTTGATGGCCGCTATGACGAACGCCTTTTCCTGATCATCCATCTCGAGAAAGACTGATGGCAAAATGTGGAGTTTGAGGAGGGCGTAGTAGGCGTAGTTCGCCTCCGCGTCCCCCTCCTCGATCAGTTTTTTGCCTCTTCCACCTTGTCATCGAGGGTGGCGTCGAAGCCATTGAACTTCTGCACAAAAGCCGCCAAATCGTTATACTCGCCGGGATCATCCACAAGCGCGACCAAAAGGTCCTCGGGGGTGCTTACGCCGTAGCTGTCCTGCAGCTCTGCGTCGTAGAGGTCAGGCACAACAACCGATGCCGCGATCATCTTCCGGATATAGAGACCAGTCTTTAATCTCTGCCGGTAGAGGTTGGGCTTGCCAACCACCTGAATATCAACCGTGCAACTCTCTCTGAGGTCGTCATTCTCCCTTGAGGTGATGTGGCGGAACTCCCACTGGAGCGGCTCCCCCTGCTCATCGCAGAGGGACTTGGTAGCCGCATAGAAGCCGTTCGCCTTCACCGCCTTGTTGGCCTTCATGAACTTACTGAATTTAGACATTTGCTCTCCCTTCTCGGCGCTTAGTTAGTAAGGAATCCGTCAAGGTCCTTAAACGCCTCCGGCATTTTGAAATCCTCAAACGTGAAATCCATATCCTCATCAAGATACTCGCTGTCGGCATCAAACTTTGCCAAGATTCCGCCGTCAACGTTACAGTCAATAAAAATCATGGTCTGGCGACCAGCCGCGGAGGTCGGGTCCTCATTCGAAACCTGAATCTCGAAATAGACATCCTCGCCGGTATCCTTGTACTGTGCCGCCATCTGCCGAAAAATAGAGGTGTTGTAGTGAAAAGTCGCGCTTCCGGTTCCCTTCCAGCCGGTAGACTTGTTGCCCTTTCCGGTCTTTCCGAGGACCGGAATCTCGGTCTTCGTTTTCTCGAATTTCGCCTCGAAATTGATTGCCTGCATGAAATTGTAGCGGCGGGTGCCGATAGTGACAAAGCACTCCGCAAGCGACGCGGAGATACTGTCCTTCGCGCGCATCGTAACATTCTGTCCCATTCTCTGCCTCCTTTACGCGACCGTAACGGTCATGTACAGTTTGGACATCGCATTCACAACGGTGACCGCATCCGTCACGACCACGGACTTCTTGGTGTTGCCCTGCTCGACAGTGACATCCGAATCCGAGAAATTCTCGATTGCACGAATCTTCTCGAGCTGTTCGTGATGCTGCACAATGTCAGACCAGAGCGACGTTCTGCCCGCGGCGTCGTTCGGGACCACGCCGAGGTACTTGGTATTGAAAAGGACCGCAATGTCGTTTGCAATCTGATCAATCACTCGCACCGTCTGGTTGTCCTTGAAAACAGCGCCCTGCGTGTCAGAGGTCGTAACCATCGTGTTGATGTCCTCCAGAACGCGCACATCTGCGCCGACTCTGTGCAGAACGAACTCGCCGGCATCGATTGCCTTCTGCAGGTCTACCTGCGTGTAGTTGACATCGACCGTAAAACCGCCGTTGTACTTCCTGTTCTGATTCGACTTGTTGACATCACAGCCGGCAGATACACCGGTCACCCAGTACACAAGCGCCGCCTCACTCCAGCCGTCATCCGTCACCTTGTTCTTGACGCTGATCGTGCCGTAGTAGTCCGCCGTCTGGTACTTATGCAGTACAAGCTGGAATTTGACGCCCATCTCATCGCGCATCCGCTTCGTGAACGCATTCAGCATCCCCTTCGTGGTGTCATCGGTGACAACCGCTCCCATGACGTTGTAGGTATAGGCCTCAATCTTGTCGAGGTACTTCTGGTACGAGGTTCCGTTCACCGTGCCGTTGGTTCCGCCGGTCAGCGGCGTTGCTGCGGTGACCTCCAGCGTTGCCGAGGTCTTGTACGTCACGAAATCATCTGCGACCAGGTCGGCCGCTCGTTCAACCGTCTGCTCGCCCACAATCTCAGTGCCGAGCACGGTCTTAACATCAAAATACTGGTCGTTGTCCGCGTTTTTCTGGATTACGATCTTCAAATCGTTTCCTCTGACACCCGTGTATCGCGCCTCTGCAAAAGCGTTTGCCGCCTTTGTGCCGCCCGAGGTCAGCTTGTACGCATAAAGCGTCTTTGCGTTGAGAAAAAGGTCGCGGAGGCCTCTCATCTTCTCGTGCGTGTAGTCATAGCCGAAAACCTTCAGCGAATTCTTCTGGAAGTCGCTGTTGGTTACCTCGAAAACCTCACCGTCAACTCCCCAGTCGAGCTCCAGCGGCATCGTTGCCACACCTCTGTCGGAAAGCGTCGCCGAAGCGGCAGCCGCCGAAACAAAATTGATGTACGCGCCCGGAAGCTTCTTGTTCTGAACTACGAAAGTTCCACCACCAAGAGCCATCAGTTCACCTGTCCTTTCATATAGCTGTCAACGAGTTCCTCTACGGCACTGACCGTAAAGGTCGCCTCTTCAGGAAACCTTGCGAGCAGAGCATCCAGTATGTCATGCCTGTTTCTGAATCTCTGCGAGCGAAGAATCTGCTCCTTCGAGAACTCCGCCTCAGCCTCCTGAACGCCTTCCGGCGTCGGCTTTTTGTCTTTCTGTTTTGCCATTTCACCTATCCTTTCACGGAAACGCCATCTGATAGCGACAGCTCTCCCATCGAGGTTGTTTCTTGGCTGTTGCGCAAGAAAAAGTCATAGTTTACGAAGAAATTCAGAACCCCATCTACCATTTCCGCGTGCATTTTTGTGCCCATTGTCAAATTCTCGGCAGCCTCGATGTATTCGAGGCAGCTAAAGAGCCGCTCCGCAACCCCGTTGCACTCCTCGCGCTTCCTGTCCTTGCTATCCGGGAAATACTGGACGCACATCTGGTGTGTCGCGAGGTAGCGGCGACCAAGGAAAACTCTTTTTGTTGGGCTGATACACGCAACAAAAAAGCAGGGCTCATGAAGCCCCTGCTCTACACTTTCTGCGTAAATGGTGTATGCGTCTCCAAACTCGGTATTCAGCGCCATGCTGATACCCTCGACAATCGCGTTTATCATCCCATGCACGCCTCCAGATACCTTTTTACTCTGCTCTCCAGCACTTTCGGGGCTATCGTCTCAATCTCCTGCTCGGAAATCGTCAGCATAAAGCGCCCCTCCACCCATCCTTGGTGGTTCGCCGTCCTGTGCCCGAACTCGACATATGAGGCGTAGTTTACGGGGTTGATAATTTCTACCGTAACCACACCCCCGGAGCGCGTTATCGGCAGGGATTCCGCATAGGCAGCGGCGTTACCGTCCACACCCCCACCGGCTGCGGCCTCATGGCTTGCCGCCGTCCATCCGCGCCTCAGTGTGCCACCCTTCTTTCCGGAGCTTGCGGGGTATGATCCTACCGGTGTTCGCTTGATTACCTTCGCGAGCAGTCGTGCCGCCAGCTCCTTCGCGGATGAGTCCACAAATACCGCCGTCTCATCCGGAGCAATCTTACTGAGTTGCTCTTGGAATTTCTTTAGACCAGCAGCATTAAAACTTCCCAGCTTTCCCATGGTTATGCCCAGCTCTGGAACAGCTCCAGGGGGATTTCTTGGTGGCTGAAATGCACCGCAGGCTCTCCGCTTGCTGCATATTCGCAGCGCTTTCCGTCCTGCTCGACGATAATCTTTGAGCCCCCGCGCACGGTTATCTCAGGGGCCATGAAAAGCTTCACGCCCTGCGATATCTTTGCTGCGGCATCCGTTTGGACAACGATATTCAGCTTCTCGTAGGACAGTCGACAGGGCTGTTTTTCAAGCACCGTCACCTCTCCCCGTCTGCTCAGCTTGGTATGCTCATCCTTTATATCTCGGCGCTCTACGATGGTACAAAGCCCATCGTATGTGCTCTCAATTGCCTTACGCGCCGCTCTTCGCGCCCGCTCCGTTGCACTTACCATCTGAGCCTCCTAAAGCAAGAAAACTGCTCCCTGCCGTAGGTGAGCAGGTGGCTGAGAAGCGCGTTCAGGCGTTGCTCAGCCGTCTGGCTTCCCTCTCCGGTTGCGAATGTCGTGCTGGTGTCGCCCGTCTGAATCTGCTTTACTGCCACTTCGAGGTCGAGGCCTGCGATGCTCCCGGGCGCAAAAGTCTTCTTAGCTGTCAGGAATTCCCCGACCGCCATATCAACAGCAATGCACCGAAGGCCTTCCGGAACATCGGGCACATTACACTCATTTTTGATTGTGCTCTCGGCCTTCTGGATAGAAAAATTCAGGATAGCATCATCGCCATCCTGAATCTCATACCCAAAAGACTGTAAGCGCGCCTTTACGAGTTCCAGCATCTACAGTCACCCCCAGTCCGTCAGTTCTTCTTGCCGGCGGATTTCTTAGGCGGAGCGGCCACCTCGGCATCCTCTGCCACAGCCTTTTCCGCCTCAGTCACCTCTTCTGTCGCCTCTTCTGTCACCTCTGCCGCCTCAAGCGGAGCGGCTACCTCGGCATCCTCTGCCACAGCCTCAACTTCGGACTGCGGCTTGTGATATCGTCTTAACAGCATTTTGCCTCCTTACTTCTTGAAGGACGCGAGCACAACCTTGGAGTCGTTGGAGAGCACTGCCGTGTAGTGCTCATCGATCGACACCACCGTGGACTTCTTGAGGATGTCGCGATCATCCTCGAGGTTTGCATCGCGCTTCATGTAGATGGTCAGCGCCGGAGCGGTGTTGCTGCCCTTATCTGCCTGCGGGTCTTCCTTCGGGTCATCGGTTGCTACCACCACAATCGGGTTGAGGTAGGAGGTGCCCGCCGTATCAAGCTTGACCTTCTTGGACTTCACAACCTTGCATCCCGCAATCGCGCCAATCATGCCGGACATGATCACGCCGTTTGCAATCGGGTACTTGTTGATGTCGAGGAAGTTCGGATCCTTTCTCAGCTGAGTGACCTGATTCGGGTGCACGAAAATCACCTTGTCGAGGCCGTCATCGCTTTCATCCTCGAAAAGGTCGACGGCATCCACAATGCCGTTATAGCTGATAACCGCAGTGGAACCGTTGTACTTGACGGTCGCACCGCAAAGCGCCTCGTAGCAGTCGTTATCAACCTTTGCCGCGACAGACATCGCAAGCTGACCCACGGCCTCACCCACCGGGTCGCCGTATCCGGAAAGAAGTGCTTTGTCGGTGATTTCCACCGCCTTGCCTGCTGCCTTCACGGTCGCCTTGGTAGTCGTTGCCGTCAGCACCGTAGTTCCCATTGCGATACCTTCCTGGAGATCCTCCGCGTCACCGATGTACTCAAACTTCGGGACGGTAATCGAGTCTCCCGGCTGTCCGACCAAGGTCGTGTCAACCTTTGCGAACGGGGTGAACTTAATCTTCTTCGGCAGCGTCGCCGCAATCATCGGCGCCATCACTTCCGGGTTTACGAGGTTCGCAAGCTTAGTAATTCCAGTTGCCATACTTTACCTTACCTTTCTCAATCTTCGCCGCCTCCGGTCAGTGCGTCGTAGGTCTCGCGGTCCTCATTGAACAGCTTCAACCGCTCCTTGTAGCCCATCTTGCTGAACTGCTCCCGCGTGATGCCCTGAGGCTTCGGGTCGCCGGGCTCTGCCGGAGTGACGCCCTTAAAGGACGGCTTTTTCTGTGTCTGCACGTCGAACAGGAACTTGGTATTTTCGTCGCTCTTCAGTGCCGCAATCTGCTCTTCAAGGCCTTTGATTGTTCCGTCATCGGAAAACTCAGCCGTGTCGATGCCCTTCAGGAGAGCCTTAACCGCGACAACGCTTCGCGCCTTTGCCCGCACGAGGGCTGATTCAACAGCGGCGTTGACTTTCGTGGACTTATTCTCGGCCTGCAACTCTGCAATCTGCTTCTGGAGTGCCTCGTTGCCGTCTGCGGCCTTTCTGAGGTCCTCAATCTGCGTATCGCGAGCCGCAATATCCTTTTTGAGGCCATCCCGCTCAGCCACAACCGCGGCAAGCTCACCCTTGGCGGCTTCCACGTCACGACCGTTCATGCCCATCACGGAGTCAATCTGCTCTTTCGTCAATCCAAGTGCTTCGAGTTCTGCTCTTTTCATGGTTTCCCATCCTTTCATTTACGCTTTTTACGGGGTTGCTCCCACCTGATTAGTTGGTTGTGGCTTTTTACGTCATCCAACAGGACAATACCCGGTGCGGGAGTCGAACCCGCGTCTCCGCCGTGAAAGGGCGGCAACTTTACCATTCGTCTAACCGGGCAATTAAAAAGCACCCCGCAGGGGATGCTTTCTGTTGTTACTCAGCGACTTCGATGCACTTGTTTTTCCACTTCTTATAGGCATCGAGATACAGCTGCTTCTTGTCGCCGTTATAGGTCAACTCGTAGTACATGCCATCCGCGACGGTAGTGCTCGCAAGCGCCTTCCAGTTCTGTAGCGCCTTACAAACCCAGACAATAAACACATTCTCCTCGGTAATGCTGCCGTTTTTGTCGGTCGCATCGCGCTCGCCATTGAAATACTCAGCAACCTGTTTCTTACAAATGCTGATAAACTGTGTGTCAGTCATGTCAACGTCCTTTCAATCAAAAAAGCACCCCCACACGGGATGCTTTTGACCTTTATTCTGTATCGTCTATCAAACCACTTCGTCTTCAGCGATTTCGGGCGCCTCGTAGGGCTCATCACTCTCCAGACACGCCTCGATTTTCGCTTTAATCTCTTCCTCATCGACGCCCATGAAGAGCATCAGCGGGAAAGACTCATCAAAACGATCCTGATACTTTTCCAGCAGTTCATTCATGCTTCTACCTCCTTCACAAGCACTTCAAGCATTTCAGTGAAAACCTCGTAGGATTTCGGCAGGTATTTCTTGATTGTCTCAAGGCTTCCGGGATTCGTCATGGTTGCGCTGTACATTTCTGCAAAAGCCTCAGCCGCAAGCGTCCCGCGCAGGTCGGAGTCCTTCCAATACCTTTTCCCATGCCCCACCCCGCAGCTGATTGTTGCGTTGGTCGCCCCCTCGAGGATATCTGATAAATCTCCTCTGTCGCGGAGGTTTATCGCCTTAATCTCGGCCTGTATCTTGGCGTAGGCCATCGCCTTGCGGTATTTCGGTGGGCTCAGCGGCCAGCGGCCAGTCTGTTCGTAGAAGCTCCACCCTTGGCCATCCAAAATATACCCGTGATCGCGGAGCCACTGCCAGTCGCCCTTGTGCTCTTTCCAAGCGGCTTTCATTTCCTTGTCAACGCCGCTAACCCATTCATCAACCTCTTGCTTGATTGTGCTATTGAATTTTCCATCCTCGTACCTTCCGGAGAATCGCGGGGCAATCTGGTTGCCGCTCGTGGGAACCCCCACACACAGGCGGTCGATTGCGTGGGCAGACTCGTGGAATGTCACCTGGTGTTCAGTCTCAAAACCCGACCCCGCGGCGGCATTCTCGATATTCAGGAAAATCTTTGGAGTGCTGTCGCAATGCGCAGTGCCTTTGTGGGTTGTACTTCCAACGCGGATTTTTTCCTCTGTGAGGTCCCACAATCTCTTTGCCGCCACATTTGGGCAGTCTTTAACCCTTTGGAGGACTGCGGAGTAATGGTCTCCGAATTTCTTCGCGAACTCGCAATCCGGATGCCCCTTTATTTCTATTTTATCAGCTTCTCCCGCTGTCTGGAAGCCGGTTTTATCTCCATCCACAAAGGCTTTTGACCACTCCTTGTAGGTGGTGTCCGCAGGGACCATATAGGTCTTTCCGGCGGCGTCTTTTGCCGCCCGCTCTCCCAGCTCCCCGAAATCATCCTCGAAATACGGAACAGTAGTTGTTCTGCACCACACATGAAACGGCGGAGCGGTTACCCCCACCTCCCACTCGGATATTTTGAAATGCTGCCCATCCATATCGCGGCAAATAGTCGATGTATGCGAGTCGAGCGTTGCCACAATCTCATACTCTTCGACGCCGAGCTCAAAGAAACAAGCGCGCTGTCCGGCTGAGGCAAACGCAGCGGATTCCGTCATGACCAGCCTTCCGGCAACAGACTTTGAAACATTAAGCCGTTCCGTCATCGCCCCGATAACCTCTCGCGGGTCCTTGCCCAGCACAATCCCTTGAGTGAGCGTTGTGTTGAGCTCACTTACAAGCTTTTGTTTATTTGCCCACACGCGGTCGGAGAAGTTCCGCCCATCCTGCGCCCAGGGCTTATTTATAACCCTGTCTACTCGCTTCTGATCCAGCGTTGCGAAATTCCAGCCAACTCCCACCCCTTTTTGAATCTCATACGCCGTCCGATAGTACCCGTCTGTATAGATGCCGCGCATAGCTGAGTCTATCGAGTCCAGCTGATTCCCGAACGCAACCTCTATCTGCTGCTGCATTTGGAGCTGTATCGCCTCAAGCCTGGATATGTGATACCGAGCGGAGGCGTTCTCGAGCTCCTTAATCCACTGGCCATTCAGTGCATTCTCCTCGCCGCGCTTGATGTACTGATTTACATCCCACTTGAACTCTTCGAGTTCGCGACCGGTTACCAGCCTTCTCGCCTCCTGCATGGAAACGCCGTTATTGTCGGCGAGTCGCTGATACCACGCTGCGAGCTGTCCCTCTATGGACCGTTGCGCCTGCCGGTACTGCGCCTCGATTTCGGTGCAGCACTGCAGGCCATTGTTGTGCTCTGCCTGTTCAATCTGCTCGAAGCGCTCTTTCCAGTAGTCGCCGCTCCTCATTATTTCTCACCCTCTCCCTGATTGTCGGATGTGTCAGGGGCTCCCCGCCCCGCAAACGGGTCATACTGCCGCGCTATGCGTTCTCTGTCCTCAGCCTCCTCGACCTCGAGCTGCTGAAGCTCTGCATCGAGGTCGGTCACCCACGGGTGGTGCGCGGTAATCGTGCGCCTTGAGATTATGCCGGCGGAGTTCTGTGCATTCTGGATTGCATTCGCCTCATCCATCGGCATGTTGGTGTTGAATGTGATTTGCACTTCATCGCCGCTGAAATCTCCGGAGCCGCTGTTCAGTAGATGCAGGTCGACAAAGTGCATCAGGGTATCAAGCGACGCCTGAAACTCGATTTCCATGTCCGAGGCATCGAGGTCTATGTCGTTGTACATGGACTGGATGTTCATCTGATTTGGCGTGCCGCCGAGCTTCTCATCCTTGGCATCGTAGCCCATGCAGTTCTCAACGATGGCCCTTTTCAGGATGTCTGAAATCGCCTTGTAGTTCTCGCTGTTCACCTCGACCCGGAGCGTCCGGACATCGCCCTTTTCCCCATCGACTGAGCGGACCTTTACCGCTCCATAGGCCGCCAGATTATGCCGAAATTCACCAAGATTCTGCCCATCGTAGTTAATAAGGACTATGATTGTGTTTCGCGCATCCTCAGCCATATTGTCGTGGAAATTCGACAGGATGGTGTTCAGGCCGTCCTGCAAGCTCTTACAATTCACAATGAGCGGAACCTCTTCGTCGTTATACTTGAACGGTATGAGCGGCAACCTGTCCCAGTTGTAGGCCTCACCACCAATCATCATATAGTCCTGATGGTACGGTGGAGCGGCAACGAGCTCTCCGTTCCAGTACTCATAGAAATCAACTCCGGAAAGCGTGTAGTACTCGACCTTCGTGACTTTCTTTTCTGTTCTCCCGTCAAATGCCGAGATATCGTAAAACCTGATTACGGAGTCCAACTCCGTGTGGTCCGCATCCTTCCACTCCGGAATGATTTCAAAAGGCCGAAAGCGCTTGAACGCCAGCTCTCCACGCTCGTTGTAGTAGACATACATCCAGGCGATACCGCAATTCAGCGCGTCCTTGCCGATGCCCTTCATTTTCTGCATGAAGGACTTGTCAAAGAAGTATGTCAGCGCCTCGCGGTACTGGTCGCTCTCGCAATTCAGAGAGAATGGCTTGCCAAACAAATAGTTCGTTTTCTGCTTAACCATGCGCCGGTACACATTGTCTACCAGTCTCGCGTTGGGTAGGTTCTGCACCACCTCAAGCTTTCCATCCTTGCCGATGGCCATACGCTGTTTTTTGAGTATGTCCTGCCGGCCGAGGAAGTAATCGTCTCCGGTAATCATCCACTTCCACTCTTTGGAGGTTTTTGTCCGGACAATCTCGTGCGCGATAAACTGCTCAGTGGTGACAGCCTGTGCTGCGCCCTCGCGTATGAGCCGGATAAAGCGGTCTTGCAATGATTCACCAAAAAACACTCTGTCACCCCTTTCGCTCAATCAAAACTGAACGCATCCGGAAGAAGAATTTTCGACACGCCGTATCGCATGGAATCCATTCCGTGCGAAAACTCGTGATCAGGACGATTTGTAGGCTTGCCGTCCTTTCCCTTCTCCCAGCAGTAATTGTCAATTTCCTTTTTGAACTCCGTGCACCTCGGATGAACCACAATTTTGTAGTTCTGAATCAACTGGATGCCGTGGTTCACACTATCTTTTCCCTTGCTGGACGCCTCCGCGAGAATCCCTTCCTCTCGGAGCTCCGCGATGGATTTCGGCTCGGCGCTGTCGCAGATAATCCTCTGCCCGCCGTACCCCATCGCTTTTATCTGTGCCGCAATTTCTCGGTTCGTCGCTCCGGTCCCGTACCACTCATCGAAAACATAGATGGTCTTTGTCTCCTCATCGACCATTTCGCAAACAAAGGCATTGGGGTCGGTAAAACCAAAATCGAGATTGAACGCCGCTTTTACTCCAGGCTTTGCCCTCAGTGCGTCCCGATCAAACTCTTCGCACTCCACATTTGTGTAAATCAGCCCCTCGGAAATTCCCCAATCGCCGTCTCCCTCAATGCGGTAGCGGCGCGGGTTCCTCTCAGCCATCTTCCTGAATATCTTTTTGTCCGACTCATCGAGCCATTCGTTACACTGCCAGGTTGTCGTTTTCGTAAAAACATCATCGTCCGGAGTATCAAAGAAGCGCTTCTTGAGCCAGCTGGTAGCCGACCACGGATTAAATGTCAGGGTAATCTGTTTGAAATACCCCTCGGGAACCTCGCCGCGGATTGACATGTCCAGCTTGTTGAAATCGTCCTCATTTGTGAGCTCATAGGCCTCCTCAATCCAGACAAAACAAAGGTATCCTTTGGGTACCGAAATTGATGTGATTTTCAATCCATCGTCCAGTCCGCGGAAAAGGATTTTCTGTCCCGTGGAGCGGCGTGTGATTTGCATCGGTGACACCGTACACTCGAAATAGGGTCCTACCCCAAGCTTTTGGATTGCCCACTGTAAATCGGAGTATGTGGAGTCCCTCTGCGTGTTTGAGTATCGCCTCACACACAGTCCGTTGCTTTCCGGATATTGGAGGATTCGATAAATCATGCTGAGCGCGGCGGTTTTGCTCTTTTTTGAGCCACGGCCGCCCTTGCATACCCTGAAGCGCTTTTTGGTGTTCCAGAAATCTGCGTAACCCTTGCCCACCGCCTCCTGTAGCGATAACCGCACGCGACTCACCCCCCTCCCAAACAAAAAGAGCAGCCTCTCGGCTACTCCTCTATGTCGTTCACTATAATCACAGGGTCTTTGCCCTCGGCAGCCGTGAGACGCTCAAGCTCCGCCAGCTGTATCGCAAGGCGCTTCTCCTCGCGCTTGTCTGCCCTCTCGGCTCTCTGCTCCGCTCCCGTCTCGCCGATTAACTCCACTAGGAGCTTCGCATACCCCGGCGCGCCTTGGATGGCCCCCACCACGATGGAGGCTACGACGGCATCCATGTTGCTGCCATCCCCATCCATGCCGACCTGTGCCATCATCCTTTTCGTTTTCGGATTTACCACGGCGCAGTCGAGCGCCTCTTTCAGCCGCTCCCTGAGCTCACGCTTTTGCCTGCGAGCCTTTCCGGAGGCAATCCCCCCGTTTCTTCCCCTCCGCCGTGCTTCATCACTGCTTCGAACCGGGGTCACGTTCCATTCATCCCGCATCCTCTCACCAACCCAACCACTCCCCTCTCGGTTTCGTTGTGGGCCTTTTGCGCCCCCCTGTAAATGTCTCTGTGTTACACCCTCGCAGTAGCCCCTTGGTATACATGGAGGCATAGAAAAGGGAGCGGCCATGGCGAACCGCTCCCTTTCCACTAGAAGGAGGTTACGTGCCCTGCGAAAGCAGGGGAAGCCACCGGCGGGAATTGAACCCGCCTCCCACTCCGGTAGTGGCAAAGAAGGTGACCCGAGGGCTGCACTGCGGCTCTTCCCGCGTCGCCACCTTTTCACTTTTAAATACTATCAGTACAAAACGTACACGCAAGTATTTTTGAAAAAATCACTTTCCGATATGGCTCACCAGAAAATACTCCCACCACATCTTCCCGAGTAGGTATATCGCTCCCAGCGCCAGCAACAAGACCCCTTGCCAAAACTCACCATCGCGCTTCACCTTGTCACTCCTCCCTGTGCGTGCTCCGCTCGGTCTCGAAACCGTCGGGGTAGCGTTTCATGAGCTTGTCGACGTTCCTCTGCATGATGCCTTCCAGGTCGTGTCCAAGCCCCGCCGCAGCAATCGCGAGATACCATGCCACATCCCCCAGCTCTTCGGCAAGGTGCTCTCTGTCCAGCGTGTGCCCCTGGAACACCACCTTCTTCACAATGTCGATGCACTCCCCAGACTCTCCGCAGAGTCCCATGACGCCATTGAGCAGCAGATTATTGCTCCGGTCTCCCCTTGCCGTGCGCAGCGCCTTCTCTTGATATTCGTTTATTGTCATTTTTCCTTCCTCCTTGAATACTATTTAGAACCCGAGTAGCTCTGACATTACCCAAATCAGCACCACAGGGCTGATAACAAGCAGTGTATGAAACGCCAACAGAACCACCCACTGCCAAAATATCAACGCGAATTTAGCCCCAGAGACTGCCTCCTCCAAAAACTTTCTCCAGCTCACTGTTCATCCCCTCCGATTGCCGCAAAGAACCGCGCCGCCCGCACCCTCGCCCAGTCAGTCCCCGCGCGCCCGTTTTTCCTACTCACCTCATCCCAGGTCATGCCGTCGATGTATCTCTGTCTGAGTATCACGCGAATTGTCGGATCCGGAATTTCTGCAATCCTTTCCTCGAGGTACGCCGCTCGCTGCTCCTGCTCAAAGGCAATTACCTTGAAATGCGTCTCGCGCTTTTTTCGCAAATCGGTGAGTCTATCGATTTCCGGGAGCGGAACTCCGGTAATGCGAATACTCCCATTTGTGCCGTCCTCTCTCGTGCCGTATACGCTGTCAGTGACCTGAGTTGCTTCCGCCTCTCGGATCCTCCTCCCAAGCTCTGCCGCTCTCTGCTTCGCATCCCTAACTTCGCACATAATGCCGAGATACTGCTGAAGTTCCTCTTTCAGGCTCACTCGCAACCCTCCTCTCTGCCAAGTGCATCAGATACTCCCCATCTACATTGCAAAACATCTTGCACCGATTGCTCTGCAGAAAAGTCTTTGCTCTGTCCAACTCTCGCCGGTGCTTGGTGTAGTACCAGCGGCTGTATCGCGCACAGTTTTTCTGGAGTCGCAACAAATCCATGTAGTCCTCCACCGCAACGCGTACAACCTCGACCGCAAGCCCGGCATAGTACTCCTCAAGCCCTGTGGTTATTCCGAACCCAGATACAGCCGGTCATCTCCGCTCCTGCGGTTTACCGAGATCTTTCCCCCGTCTGCTCCCCTCATCCATCTCACTGCCTCTCGCTCACAATCTCTCCGGCGCAGGCTGCATACCCCGCAATGTCGAGTACCGTATCCATGTGATCGCTCTGCCCACATATGAACCGCCCGACCTTCGCCAGTATTTGCATCATCGCCACATCAGCCCCATCGATTTTCACCGGAATCCCGGTTTTCTTGCTCAGGTAGATGCTCCACAGCTCCGCAATCCCACCGTGCGTTTTTATCGAATTTCCATGCTGCCCCTCGCGCTCGCTTACAATGTCTTTTACTTCATCGAGAAACTCCATTTTTTTCATGCGGTCATTCCTCCACTCTCAAGATTTGCTCTTGCAATAGACTCCGCCATCAGCGGAACCACACTGTTTCCAATTTTTGCAACCTGCTCGGATTTCGGATATCGATTCCCATCGGCATCTCTGTCTATGATGTATGTATCCGGAAATCCTTGTGCCTTTTTCAACTCCTCCGGTTTCAGCATCCTGAAACGGATGTCGCAGATTCCATAGGCCTCAAGCCCCTTTTTCAGCACACAACTCACCATGCCGAAACGATCCTTGGTTGTGATCGTGCCGAGCGGCTCATCCATCACCTGCCCGCAGCCAGTGCCGTAGTATTTGACCAAAAATGCCGCCACAGCCTCCCTTGTCGCCGCATCGCCCTCTCCAACGTTTGCCATCTGCTCGCGTTCCACAACGACAGTTGCGAGTCCATATCGATTTGACGTGTCAATCGTCTTGAGCGGCTCCGTGAGTACCTGTCCTCTCGCATCTCCCTCTTTGGTCTCGCTGTGATACTGGACAAGAAACGGAAAAGCCTTGCCGTCCGACAGGATAAACGGGTTCGGATTCTCAACGATGTATTTTCTGATGCCATTGGCTATCCGCTTAAGCGTCGCTTCCGCCAGCGGCTTTTTTCTCCGGAAAATCGACTCTCCGAGATCCGCAAAATCTATGCAGTCCGCCACCGGTCTCCACTTCTTCATCCCAAAACTCCCAACCTTGCTGTGGGTAGCTGTTGGGAACTTTACCGACTCCCCGTCGCTCCGGAACACCGCGTACCAGCGTTTGCGAGTCGTAGGCGCTCCATAGTCGGCAGCTACCAGCGTTTGGCACCCAAAGTTGAATCCGAGTTCCTGCATTGCCGAAACGAATTTCCTGTAATCTTCCCCACGCCGCTCCGGTATCCTGTAACCCTTTTTATCAAGCGGCCCCCAGTCCTGAATCTCCTCGACATTCTCCATGAAGAGGACCTTTGGGAGGCTTCCCGTGGTGTCTCTGATTTGCTTGCAAAGCCGGTATACCGCCCACGGCAGCACCCTGAGCCCCTGCTCCCTCGGTTGTCCGCCTTTGGCTTTGCTGTGGCTCGTGCAGTCGGGGCTTGCCCACATCACGTCAACCACATCATCGGGGCAGAGATACTTTGCGAGATTTACCTTGAACACATCCTCGGTTAGGTGTAGCGCGTCGGGGTGGTTTGCCGCGTGCATCCGGATTGCCTCAGGGTCATGATTGATTGCAATACTCACATCAACCCCAGCCATCCTAAGCCCCTCCGACGCTCCGCCACCCCCCGCGAATGCGTCAATCACAATGTGTCTCATTCCGCTGCTCCTTCCACCCGTACTCTCGCCCCGTCGCCGTATCCCTGATTTTGAGCTCCACTAACTGGTACTCTCCAACCTCCAACATGTCCGTGAGTCGGTCGATGGTCTGAGCCACCGCCCTACGCGCCTCCGAGTCCCGCGTCAGTTCCACGGTAGCCCCTCTGCATCCGCTCCATCCGGAATATTCATGAATGACTCATCGTCCCGTGGGGCATTCTCGGCCGCTCCACCGCCGCCAGTCGCGCCCTTGCTGTCGGCAAATTCCTGGCTGGCCAGGATCACGTTGGTCGTATAAACCTTCTGCCCCTCGCGGTTCGTGTAGCTGCCCGTCTGAATGTGTCCAGACACCAGCACGCGCATTCCCTGCCGGAAATACTTCTCCGCAAACTCCGCGGCCTTGTCGAACGCGACGCACGGAATAAAATCGGCGCTTCGCTCGCCCTTCCCGCGTCTATCGACCGCCAGCGTATACCGCGCGACCGCCATTGCCTTCTCGCCGCTCGTATACCTGACTTCCGGATCCCTCGTGAGTCTGCCCATCAAAACAACCTGGTTCATGCCTTACCCCCTGTAATTTTTCCCAACGCGCGCCATCCACTCGGCGCGCCCGTGCTCTTTCTCGTAAACCTCTTGCGCAAGCGCCTGCAACTCCCTGTCATACTCGCCGTTGTCGTGAAGGCGCATGTGACAACGTACGCAGAGGTGAACTGTGAGTCCCATTCTGTCCGCAGCGGCGCGGTTCCGCCCATGCAGGCAGTGATGCACGTGGAGCGGCCCGTTTCTCCCGCACAAGAAGCACTTCTCTGCCGAATCACCCGGAATAATGCTCTGCTTTGCGCTCATACAGTGCCCCCGGGTTTTATGCGGTTGCCATTTACGATGTCTCGCATCGTGTCTGCAAGACTCGCCTCTCCGGACATGATTCTCCGCACCACCTCCGCAATCTCATCGCTGTGCTCCGGAGCGGGAAGGCTCGGCTGTTCCTTGGCCTCGAGCTGTCTCTGCTCACGCTCCGCTTTCTCGAGCTTGTAGAGCGGCTCACGCCCCAAGCCAAGACCCAGCGCCCTTTTTACACTCTCGGGGATTTTGGCATCCTCGCGCATCCTGATCCGCGCCGCCTCCAGCGCCCGGATAATCTGGCTCATGACCACCGTCTCGACCTCTCGTGTGTCCAGCTGCGACCACTCGACCAAATTGTGTGGAGTTCCGACCGCCCTCTTGCATATTTCCGGCAGGCGCTCGAACTCCTCCTCGGCGTGATAGGCTGCATTGCTCAGCGCTCGTCGGATTAAATCCGCGCACTCCGTATTCGTGTAGTCTTCAGCTGCCGGGCGTTGCGTTCGCTGAATGCACTCAATGACCTGTCCAGGAACCGGCGGAAACCCTCTCGTGTCGGACGCCAGGAACATGTTGAGTCCCGCCGACACCTGTCCATAGGTGTAACCCTCAAGCGTCCAGTCCCACACGCTGACCATGTTGTCAAAATCGAGCTTCGTAAACCTCGCATAATGCGAGGGGTACGCTGCTTTAATCGTGTATATGACCTTGAGAACATCCGCCTCGGTCATAAGCTTAGCCATTACTCGCGCTCCTTTCTGCGTTTGCGATACGCTCCAGCAAATAGTCATTGGCATCAAATCCGCCGGGCGCCGCTCTCCCTCCCGTGGATCCGGACCGCGCCACCGCAGGAACACTCTGCCAGTCCGCCTGCTCTCGTTGCCGTTGCTCTCTCGCAGCCCTGTAGCCCCATTTTTCGAGTGCCAACGCATAGTTTTTATACGGCGGCCTGCCCGAAGTCTCGACATACTCATCCACGACACGTATAGCCGCTTCTGTCTCTGCCTCTCCGTGTTTGGTTTTTAGGCGCACGAACTCAGAGTCCGTAAGGCGGACATGACCGTATTCGCCGTGCTTGTGTTTCGGTTCCTTAGGCTCCTTAGGCTCCTTGCCGCGAGAGGGTGCGGCAGCATTCTCGTGCGCGGGTGTGCGCGCATCGCGCGCTACGCTCTTCTCTTTTGTCCCCGTAGGGGACTCATTCTCACTCTCATTCTCATTCTCATACTCATATTCATACTCATTATCACCCCAGTTTTGCTTGCTTTTGCTTTCTTTTGCTTCGTTTGCTAAGCAAAAAGAGCTTTTGCTTGCTTTTGCTTCGTTTTGCTTGCTTTTGCTTGCTTCTTTATCTGAGCTGCTGGCGTCACGCTCTTCTGCGCTCTCCACCTTCTCTGCGGCAGAGGCACTACCGCCCTTGCGCCCGGACTTTGCTCTGGCCTCGCAAGTTTTTTTGTAGTTCTCGTTGTCGGCATCAAGCTTCTGCTCAATCGAGATAAAAACAGCTTTGATAGTCGGGTCGGTAATCTCGTACTCTATTCCCAGGTGCTTGCAGCAGATTGCCTTGCTCAGTATCGCCGCCTGCTCATCAGGCAGATTCGCGATAATTGTGGCCCACTGCGAGTACACCACAAATGAATTTTTCTCTGCCATCAGTCAGCCTCCTGTATCATGCTCCTGTATCATGACCACAATTCTCGGGTTGTCGGAATCTACGTCAAAATATTCTTCGATTCCGACAATTTCCTTCATACTGTCGTTTTGTAGAACGCCAGTCTCTTGCAGTGCGTCAAAAATGAACTTTTTCCCGGAAGCAATGTTGTCGGGATCCCTGCGCATATTAGGCTCACGCCACCAAATCGTGATGTAAACCGGATAGCTTTGCACTGGCTGCACATCGTAGTCCAGTATTGCCTCGGTGCATATGCGTTGCTGTCGCTTTTTCTCTTTGGCTCCGGCCATTTTGTGGCAGCGGTTCGTGTCGATGATGGTATTCATGCCATCAAGCCTACCCTTGATTACAAACAGTTGACTTCTCACGCCTATCACCCTCCCGCTTCCTTTGTGCCTCTTCTTGCCGCCTGAGCTCCTCCAGTGCCGCCTGCATCTCATGCGACGGGGGAGGCGTCAGGCCAAGCTCCTTCATATCGCTCACAACACCATCCAGAAGCCTTGAAAACTCCTCCGTCGTGTATGTGCTCGAACCATAGAAGCACAGGACCTCTACCATGCCGTCCTCTCGCTCACCGACAACCCTCGTTTCCCTCCACACGCGCCGCAGGTCGGGAAGTGCCTCAGCCTTGATTAGGATTGTCGAGTATTTTCCGTATCTCTCGAGCATGTAAAGATATGCCGACCAGTTGTCAGTCCTTGCGGCGGCGGCAATTTCTCCCAAGCAAGCCCAGAGCATTGCATTGGCAGCAAGGCCACGCTTTTTACTGTGCCGCACGATGGTAATATCGAGCTCTTTGTCTTTGTACCGCTCCACATCCGCCGGATCGGCGGTGACCTCGAAGGAAATCACCGCCTTTTCGCTCCGGAACGGGACTTGAATTCCCGTCAATCTGCCTTGCGTTTTCATGCGTAAATCTTTTCGGTTTCAGCAATCCACGCCTGTCCGCGCTTTCTGAAATCCTCATAGTGGGAAACCTTGAGCTCGCTGGAGGCCTTGATGCCGTAAAGCTTCAGCAACTCCTCCTGCGGGATTTTGTGGCGTTTTACCACGCCGAGCATCTCCAGTGCGCGCTTTGTATCGAGCGGCGCATCGGCGGGCGGTGTGGGTGCCTGCGTCGGTTTCGAATTTGTGGACGGAGCGGATGCCTGTGCAGGCTCCGGCTTGGCGGGCGGTGATGCCGCCCTTCTGCCAAACCCCATCGAAAAAACAACTCTGCCGGTCCTTGAGTTTTTAACCTCCAGGGCGGTGATTTTTCCGTCCGCAACCTCAACCGCAGTCACGGCAAATTTATCGTGGGTAGTCTGTTTTCCGTTTTTTGTGGTCACACTGAAATCACCGGCATTAACCCATATAAACGGGGCGGTGTAAAGCTCCCTTCCGATTCCAAGGTTAAAACACGCGCGCTTGAACGCGTCGCTTGCTTGTCCTTTCTCTCTATCGGTGTTCGATTCTGTTCCGACATCCTGTTTGCTGACCCACTCTCCGGTTTCAGGATCTCTGACCGCTACCGTGCAGTAGAGGCGGTCGCCAATCAGCTGGTGGGACCGTTGCCAGCCAAAAACACCGAACATTTCATCGAGAATGGTCTGATCAACCCTCGCGTCCTTGTAGAGCACCAACGACAACCCACTGTCTTTGATTGTAGAAACGCGGCAGTCAATCTCCTCTGCTCGTAAAGCTCTGATTTTTAGTTTTTCTGCCATGATTTTTTTCTCCTTATCTGATTCGGAGTGCCTCCGTTTGCCTCAGCTCCGCCCAGTCGAATTTTGCTCCGGCTTTCAGCTCTGCCAGGATGCGTTTTTTATCCGGCTGCGGATCCGGAATAACCAGATAGTCA